TAGATGTTCATGTAATGAACAAATATAGCATAATGAAGGTTTGTTATGAGTAAAGGGCATCTTATTTTTGCTCAAAATTCTGGAATAGATTATATAAGACAAGCTTATGCTCTTGCTCTAAGTATCAAAAAATTTAATACAGTAAACCAGGTTTGTCTTGTGACTAATGATCCAGTTCCTTTAGAATATATAAATGTCTTTGACCATATAGTAAAATTTCCTTGGGGAGATATGGCTGAAAAGTCAGAATGGAAAGTCGAGAATCGTTGGAAAATTATATATTGTACTCCTTTTAAAGAGACATTAGTTTATGATTCAGATATGCTTTTATTAGAAACTAATGATCATTTATGGTATTGGTTAGATGGTAGTGAAGTTGAGTTAACTAGTAGAGTGTATGATTATAGAGGTAATCTTATTACTAAATTTAATAATCCTTACAGAAAGACTTTTGCAGCTAATAACTTACCTGATGTATATTGTGGGTTGTTTTATTTTAAAAAGTCTAAGTTAGCATTTGAGTTTTTTAAATGGGTAGAGTGTATAATGAAAGATTACGAAAGAGTATATTCAAAATATACACCAGGAGTAACTCAAAAGGTATGTAGTATGGATGTTTCAGCAGCAATTGCTTCTGATATTTTAAATTTAAAGCAAAATCAAGTTTTAAGCTTTACACATATGAAGCCAGGTGTGCAAGGATGGATGGTAAATGATTTAGAAAGCTGGCAAAAATATGTAATTAGTTATTTTAATTCAGATGCAAAATTAATGGTGGGGAACTATTTTCAATCTGGATTATTTCATTACGTAGAAGATAGCTTTTTAACAGACGACATTATTAAAACATTGGAGCAATTAAATGGAGCCTAGGATAATAGAATTACCTCCTTTAGTACTAGCTCCTAATAATTTTTATCTTTATTATACAGAAGATGGTGATATAACTTCTTTAACTAATGAAAAATTATCAGAAGGAAATTATATTCAAGTTTCAGAGAAGTTTGTTATTGATTTTTTAGAAAGTAAAAAAGATATTAAGAACTTTAAAGTTAAGATATCTGATCAAGTAAGCTTAGAACAAAAACAAAATAGCATTAAAAATAATTATGACTTTTTAATAATTGGTTACAGTGAAGAATCGAAGCTAACAATCACGATTAATAATACTAGCTTAAATTTTCAATTAAATGATTTTAAAACTACTTTTGTAGTAAAAGATACACGTACTTATAGTTTTGCTATAGTTAATCAAAAGAATTTAAATTTTGTTAAAAAGGTTGTTAATTTTACTTTAAAAGACTTAGTTAATGGTGTTGGTTTAGATTATGCATTTGATTTGAAAAATGAGTTATTGGTAACTAAAAAAGAATTTGACAGTTATGGAATAATAAATGGAAAAAAAAGAAATTAAGCTTATTGATCATGATTTAATATTTTTAAGCTACGACGAACCTAATAAAGAACGAAACTATTCTGATTTAAAGAAAAAGTTTCCTTGGGCTAAGAGAGTTGATGGTGTACACGGTAGCGATAGTGCTCATAAAGCCTGTGCGAGACTAGCTGAAACTGAAAGAGTAACTATAATTGACGGAGACAATATTGTTAAGCCTGAATTAATGGATCAGATTATTAGATTTCATAGTCACGCAGATTTGTCAAAATGTGTGTTGTCGTTTCCTGCTTACAATATGATAAACGGGTTAATTTATGGTAATGGCAGCATTAAGAATTGGCATACACAATTAATTCTTGATATGAAAACTCATGAAAATGCTGAAACAGAAAATGAAAAAACACAAGTAGATTTTTGCTGGGAAATTAAGTATCTTCAAATGAAAAATTGGATGAGTTATGTTTACAATAATGCAAGTCCACAACAGGCCTGGAGAGCCGGATTTCGCGAAGGCGTAAAGATGTGTTTGTTAGAGGGTCATAAACCAAATTTGGAAAAACCTTTTGATAAGCAAGTTCATTGGAAAAACTATCAAAGATTATTAACTTGGCTGAATATCGGATCAGATACTGATAATGGATTATGGGCCATATATGGTGCTAGATTGGGTTGTTATATGACAATGCTTACTGATTGGGATTATCTAAATGTTAGAACTTTTAGTTATTTAAATGATTTATTTAAAGAAGTTGAACCTGCTACTGAAGATGAGTTAGCATATAAAATAACTGATCTTGGTAAAAAATTAAAAGATGGTTTAGGTATTTTAATTTCTGCCGATCCTTTAAACGCAGATCAAAGTTTATTTTTTAAAGGTTTATATACAAACCCTCCAAGATTAGCAAATGATTGGGTTATAGAAAATGTTTGATATTGTTTTTATAAGCTATCAAGAAATTAATGCAGATGAAAATTTTAAGAGATTACAAGTTAGATTTCCTACTGCCAAACGGATACACGGAGTTAAAGGTATTCATCAAGCCCATATTGAAGCAGCTAAAAAATGTCATACAGATATGATTTGGATAGTTGATGGAGATGCTCACATTGTCGATGATTTTGATTTTAGTTATAAAACTAAAATTCGAGATACTGTTTATGTATGGAGAAGTTTAAACCCTATAAATGGCTTGATATATGGAAATGGGGGCATTAAACTATTTCCAAGAAAAATGACTATAGATATGGATTTAAACAAGGCAGATATGACAACTAGTATAAGTAAAAAATTTAAACCGATATCAGAAGTCAGTAATATTACAGCTTTTAATACAGATGCTTTTAGTACTTGGAAAAGTGCATTTAGAGAATGTTGTAAATTAGGTAGTAGAGTTATTGATAGACAAAAAACTGATGAAACTAATGAACGATTACATATTTGGTGTACAGTAGGGCAGGAAAAAGAGTTTGGAAATTATGCAATTGCCGGTGCTATTAAAGGTCGAAATTATGGACTAAAGTATCGTGGTAATATAATAGAATTAAAAAAGATTAATGATTTTGATTGGTTAAAAGAAAGGTTTAAGGAAATTTATGACTGAGTCTGCTGACAGTACAGAATTTTTATTAGGAATAGAAGAGTATTTAAAATATCACAATCATGAACGTATTGGTAATACAGTTCATTCATTGAGTCGAGCTCTATCCTTTGATAATAAGAAAGAACAAACTGTTAAGGTTTTCTTTCAAGACTTTGGTGGTGGAATAGCAATAACTAATTTAGAATTAGCAGATTTAATGCACAAAATAGTTAAGTCTCAAGATTTTAAAGAGATTCGAGCAGCATTTTTATACTATCTTGCAAAGAAATATATAAAAAATACACATCTAACCGATTATATTTTTGCCTCATTAAAGGCAGATAATGCCTACTCAATAAGAGTTAATACTTTAAAATTTATAGCTAAAGAAATTGACGATATAAATTTAAAAGATTTAATATTTTCGACGCTTAAGTCTTCTAGTAATGACGAAAATATTTTAAAGACTGTTATATCTTTTTTAGATAAAGAGAAGATTTTAAATTCACAAACTTTTGAGTCTTTACAACAGGAGTTAGAAAATCTTGTAAATTTAGAAGTAGAACAAGATAAAAAAGAATTAGCTTCCTTAGTTTTAAAATTTGGCAATATGGAAAGTGTTATAAAATCTTTATTACAATATGTTGGAAAGATTAAAGAAGATGATGAATTTTTAAGCTGGTTATCTTTTGCGGTTAAAAAAACAGATGATGTTGATACTTTGTTTAAGATAATTTTACAATTTATACCTAAGAAGGTTGTTTTAGAAGAACACATAGAAGATTTGATTCATGGGTTTACAAAAGAGGATAAAGATGAAATTTATAAGTCACTTTTATTATATTTGAGTAAATTAACAGACGAATTTGAGCTAATGGCTAGTTTAGCATTGGCTATAAGAAAAGCATTAATGTCAGATAATTTTGAGAATGATGTTGTAAAAGGGTATTTGTCAATGCTAGATCGTAGCTTTTTAGGTAATAAAATTTTTAGAGGCATTAACAACTATATTAAAAATGACTATCAACGAGAGCAGTTGAATGATGCTTTTAGTCGAAGTCAAATTAAAAGTAAAATATGGTTAGTATCGGAGTTATCAAAAATACAAGATCATTTTTCTAATGTTTTAATCTTAGCTAGTTGGTTTGGACAGCTTAAATCATTTTATGACGACAAAATGACTTATCATAAAATGAGGTTGGTAGATTTTGATAAAAAATCTTGTGAAATCAGTGATTACATTTTTAACTTAACTAATTTAGAAGATTATAAAGTTAAAAGTGTATGTGCAGATATTAATAATCTTGTTTTGCATAAAAACGGGTATGAGTTACCACTAGAAAATTTTAAAGAAGGTAATAAGGTAATAGAAAAATTTTTGCCTGATTTGATTATTAATACTAGTGCAGAGCATATGACAGAAGAATGGTATAAACAACTGAGGTTTAAAGAATTAAACTATAAGCCGTTAGTAGTAATTCAGAGTAATAATTTGTTTGAAGTTCCTGAGCACATAAATTGTGTATACAGTAGTCAGCATTTATTAAAAAAGTTTCCTATGAATGAAGTGTTATTTGAAGGCGAATTACAACTTAAAGGATATAAACGAATAATGATAATAGGTAGACCGTGATTGATTTAGATAAGATGGAATTAAGAGATTTGCAGAAAGAAGCTGCAAGGGCCTTAAGTGTTATGGAAGCTACTAATAACAATATTTACAAGTATAATGCTCAGGCTTATCATAATAGTCAAAATTGGTATAAGGTAGTTATAAAAGATTACATTGACCAATACGGAGATTTACCTAGTCGTATCGGACCGGCAAAAGATATTAAATTAATTATGAATTAGGTTTTTTACAGTGTATGGTAAAATTAATAAATTCAAATTTTGGATCGGGCCCTAAGTACCAATGTCTTTTTTTAATTATTTTTATAATTTCTATGTTTTTGGACTTAAGAAAATCAAGAACCCAAGATAAATTGACCCACCCAACTTTGACGAGTTCTTTCTCTGGGTGATAAATTTTATCTACAACGTTAGTTGGTTCATCATACCATATTATATTTGGTTCTCCATAATCTTGATAAGGAAACATTTTAGAATTAATTATGAATTCATTAGCATTTGAGTCGATAATAAAATTTAAAATTTCTTTATGATTATATGAATGGTATAAATGTCCACAGTAAATTATAAGGTCGACATCATTTAAAAAATCTTTATACAAGTTCGGATTATTTAAATCTAAAAAATTTGTGCTATAATTTTGGTAGTTATTAAATTTAAATTTCTCTATTCTTTCTGGTCTAGCATCTGAAAATTTTACAAATTTTGCATTAGCTTCAAGAGCTGCAAGACTGGCCCAACCAGTGCCCCCAGCAAGCTCTGCTACAATCTTATTAGCAGAAACTTTTCTAATCACGTTTCTTGTGTCATCACTAAAATTTGTTGTCATTAGTGTTCTTTTTTATCTTGGGATATTTATTTTATTTAAATACATTATGTATAGATATAATGAAATAAAAACAATACATCTAGAAATGACAGATGCTTGTAATGCAGCCTGTCCAATGTGTGCTCGTAATATTAACGGAGGAGAAGATAACCCTCAACTACCTGGGACAGAATTATCCATTAATGATATCAAACAAATCTTCAAGCCTGAGTTTATTGCACAATTAGAAAGAATGTATATGTGCGGAAACTACGGAGATCCTATTGCTGCTCGAGATACGCTAGAAACATTTGCCTATTTTAGAGAGCATAATCCTAAGATGATGCTGAGTATGCATACTAATGGGTCAGCGAAGAGGCCCGAATGGTGGGCGGAGTTGGCTCAGACTATTGGTCGTAAAGGGTATGTGGTATTCAGTCTCGACGGGCTTGAAGATACTAATCATTTATATAGACAAAATACAGTTTGGTCAAAAATTATGAGTAATGCTCAAGCATTTATTGATGCTGGAGGTCGTGCTCGTTGGGATTATATTGTATTTGCTCATAATGAGCATCAGGTAGAGCAAGCTGAATCCTTGGCCACAACTATGGGTTTTGAACGTTTTCAGTATAAAAAATCAGCAAGGTTTTTTAGTAATGTTAGTGGAGTTACTAAAGAGATGCATCAGGCTGGAAACCGTAAAGGCGTAGCCACAGCATTATTACAAGCTCCTACTAATATAAAATATCGTAATAGTGTATTAGATGAAATAAGCAAGTTTGCTAAAGGTGACGAACCAGTAAAATTTATTCCTAGTAAAGCGAAAGATATTGAAACTTATCCGCAATTTTTTACTAAAGATATCGCTAAGAAAAAGCCTATAGAAAAGGTTTGGGATGAAGCTATTATTAAATGTAAGGTAGCAGAAGAAAAAAGTTTGTATATTAGTGCAGAAGGTATAGTTCAACCTTGTTGTTGGACAGCCGGGCAAATGTATGTTTGGTATCATACACCTAAAACTACACAAATATGGAACCTTATCGATCAAGTAGGTAAAGATAATCTTAACGCAATTACAACATCTTTAAGGGATATTGTTGATGGTTTGTTTTTTCAAACTCTGATTCCTGAAAGTTGGAATAAGCCTAGCTGTGCAGAAGGTAAGCTAGCAGTTTGTTCTAAAACTTGCGGATCGAAATATGACGCTTTTGCTGAACAGTTTAAATAATTTTGTACTTTGGGATTAAAGTATCAATTGTACAGTTACACCATATTTGTTTACAATGTGTAGGAGCAGTGTTTAAAGATTCGAAAGTTTCCAGTGTGCCTAAATCTTTACCTTGATTGCAAGCTGCTCCTTTTATAAGACCTTCTCCGTTTATATGGATGTGATCTATAGCCATATTACAATTCCAGTTAATAAATGTATTTTGTCTATTATTCACTAGAATTTTTTCATTAGCAGGAGTTGAACTTCCGTCTGCGTTTTCTATAATTACGTGTCCAAATGCTTCTTCTTTTGGAATATCAAATAAGTACGGTCTTTTAATTCCCGAATTATTTTTAAACCATTCTAATTGATCTTCTGAATAATCGTAGCTAGTATCGTTCTTAATATCTTTTCTTTTAAAAACTCTACTTATACCTACGTGAGCTACAGTGGGAATGTCAACAAAATTGTAAAATGCTTGTTTTGCCTTTTCCCAATAAGGCGGGTACATTAAAACAAACACTCCTACATTTGTAAGTTCACTGATAGTTTTTACTTTTTCAAATATATTAGGATTATCCCATTCAGGATGAAAGCTTATTGTTGCTTTGAATAATTTTGGAGCATTTTGAATCCACCATTCTGTGGTTCGTGTACAATTAGTATTAACGTGGCAATACCAGCCGTAGTCCTTAAATATGTCGATCAGATATATAAAATATGGACTTATAGTTGGCTCACCGCCATTTAAAAAAACGTGTGTAGGTCTACCTTTTATTTGGTTGTAAAGCTTTTCTAGAAATTGTTTAATAATAAGCTTGTCTTTATTTTTATCAAATATAATATTTCGCCCGCGATGAAGCATATCAGGACAGTAACTACAATGATAAGTGCATAAAGTGTTAATTGTCCAGTCGATCGAAAAATAATTTGTTTTTCTGTAAATTTTGATTGGAAAAGTCATAAATTATTTATAACCTATTGTTTCAAGGTTAAATATTGTCTATGAGTAATGTATATGTACCTACACCTAAAAAATTACAAGTCGAGCTTTCGAGTATGTGTAATGCTTTATGTTTAGGTTGTGTAAGAACAAACTTAGAAAATTACAATAATGTTAGGAGTTTAATTCCTAAAAAAGATATTTTAAGTTTAGAAACCTGGACTAAAGTAATTGAAGGTTTTAATGATAAAGGGTTGCTTGAAATTGAGTTTTGTGGTACTATTGATGATCCTTTAATGCATCCTGATTTTTTAAAAGTTTTAAAATTAGCATCGGAGATTAATCCCGATTTAATTATTCGTATACATTCTAATGCTAGTATTCGTAATGGTGAATATTTTTCAGAATTGGCCAACGTTTTAAATAAATTTAAACAGCATTTTTTTTATTTTTCTATTGATGGTCTTGAAGATACTAATCATCTTTATAGACAAAAAACTAGCTATAGTAAAATAATTGAAAATGCAAATTCGTTTATAAAGGCTAATGGTTATGCTATTTGGCAATTCATAAGTTTTTCTTGGAACAAGCATCAGTCTGATGAAGCTAAACAAATCAGTAAAAAAATGGGTTTTAAGGAATTTCATTTAAGACATGACAGAACATTAAACGATAAAACATTTGAAGAAATTAAATTTGTTAAAGACATTAATCAAAATACTATAGATAATGTTTTTGATTTTCATTTTATAGACAATGCTAATCTTAAAATTGAAGATAAAATAGAATGTAATAATCAAAAGTCTAGTATGTTTTTTTTAGGACATGATGGGCTTCTTTGGCCTTGTTGTTTTTTACATAATGCACGATTCATTAATAAGTCGAAAAGACATCTTGTAGACGAGCGTATTTTAAATTTGTATGGGCCCGGGTGGAATGATTGTAATAAGAATTCAATTTCAAACATTTTAAATCATAGGTTTTATAAAAATGATTTAGTTAAAAGCTGGAGTAGTAAGAATCACGGGTCAGGGTTAACTGACCGTATTTACAGATGTACCGAAACCTGTAGTGTGTCCACACTAGGAGTTAAACCGATCGGTAATGCTAAAATTTATATCAATGAATAATTCAACATTTTGTCCAATTCCTTGGATTTTCCAAGCTGTCCGTAATAACGGCGATATAAGAGTTTGTTGTCAAGCAAATGTAACTGAGAATCAAGGAGTGGTGCGTAAAGATGACGGCACTCCATATAATGCATCTACTGATGATATGACTGAAGCACGAAACGCGAGTCTAATGAAAGAAGTAAGATTGAATATGTTACAAGGAAAATGGAGCAACGAATGTGGAAGATGTCAACAGGAAGAATTGTCTAGTTTAAATAGTCGTAGACAATATGAGCTAGAAAATTGGAAATTTACAATTAGTGATGCAGTTAAAATTACTAAAGATGACGGCACTGTTTTTGATAATAACTTGAAATATTATGATTTAAGATTTGGAAATTTATGTAATTTAGCTTGTAGAATGTGTGGGCCAACTGACAGTCATACCTGGTATGAACAATGGACTAATTATCACGGTGGTAATTCTTACAAGGATACACACGGTACAGTGACTTTAGAACGTAATGAAAAAGGAAGACTTTTTACTAACGATTATGATTGGCACGGCAGTGAAAAATTTTGGAAACAAATTGAGGTTAATATTCCTAATATAGAGCACGTTTATATGGCAGGTGGCGAGCCGATGATGATCGAAAGACATTATGAGTTTTTGCAAAAATGTATAGACGCTAAAGCTTCAAATAAAATAATTTTGGAATACAACACTAATTTAAGTAATTTGCCTAATCGAGTTTTAGATATGTGGACTAATTTTAAACAAGTCCGGGTTGGAGCTAGTATAGATGGTGTTGGAGATGTTATAGAGTATCAACGATGGCCTATTAAATGGGAGCAGGCATACAAAAATTTGTTAAAATTAGATAGTTATGCCGAAAGAAGCCCTAATATAGTTGCTTGGTTAGCTTGTACAGTCACAGCATATAATGTATGGCACATACCTGAGTTTATATCTTGGAAATTAGACAAGAGTGGGTTTAAAAAGATTAATTCTACAGTGAGAAGACCAATCATAACACATCATGTAGCGCACGGTCCAAAACGTATGAACATAAGAATTTTGCCTAAAGAGATCAAGCAAGAATTACGTTTATATTATGACCAGTATTTAGATACAATTAAAGAAAAGTATACTCCTGCTATTTACGAGAATGCTGTTAGTATTTTAAATAGTATTAGTAAGTATGCAGAATCTGCCGATTATTCAGACAAGCTTCCAGAGTTTATTAAATTTACGAAATTTTTAGATAAGTCTCGAAAGCAAGATATATTAAATATTGCACCTATATATAAAAATTTATTTCTATAATTAAAAGGATTACAAGAACAACATGAGTAATTTATCTAAAACTTTTTGCATTTTACCTTGGGTGCATTTAAGTACAAGACCCGATGGGAGTATGCGAGTTTGTTGTACTGCTAATGCTAGTAGTGTTGGTCCAACTAATGATAAGAGTCATGGCGGAATGATCGGAGTTTTAAAGGATGAAGACGGTCGTCCAAATAATCTTAATGTTTCTGATTTTTTAAGTAGCTGGAATAGCACTTATATGAAGAATGTTAGATTGCAGATGATTAACGGTGAAGAACCTCCTAGTTGTAGAAAATGCTATATAGAAGAAAGAGCTGGGCATAACAGTAAAAGACAGTGGGAAACAAAGTATTGGAGTGAAAGGGTTGATGTTAACCAGCTTATCGAAAACACTGCTGCCGATGGAAGTATACCTCCTAAGTTAACTTATATTGATTTAAGATTTGGAACTAAATGCCAGCTTGCCTGTGTTATGTGTAGTCCTCACGATAGCTCGGGATGGATAAAAGATTGGCAAACTGTATATCCAAAGCTTGAAAATAAAAGTTTAAAAGAAACTTGGCAATGGAATAATAAAGGAAGTATAAATGGTAGCAGTTATAATTGGCATAAAAATAATCCTGTGTTCTGGCAGCAATTTTACGATCAAATTCCCCATATGCAACAGCTTTATTTTGCAGGAGGCGAGAGTTTAATAATAGAAGAGCACTATGCAATCTTAGAAGAAGTTATAAGACAAGGTCACGCTTCAAAACTAGAAATTCGTTATAATAGTAACGGTGTAGAATGGAGAGATGATTTATTTGATTTATGGAAGCATTTTAAAATTGTGAGATTTCATTATAGTGTTGATAGCATAGGCGGAATGAATGAATATATAAGGTATCCTAGTAAATGGGAAAGGACTGAAGAAGTATTTCATATATTGGATCAAAAAACTACAGACAATGTAGAAGTAACAATCGCCTGCGCTGTTCAAGCTTTAAATGTCTTTTATCTTCCAGATTTTTTACGTTGGAAATTGACTCAAGGTTTTAAAAAGGTGAATATGTTTCCTTTTGGAGCCGGTGGAATAAATTATCATTTTGTTTATCATCCACCGCATCTTAATGTTAAAGTATTACCTAAATGGTTTAAAGAAGAATGTCGTAGAAAATATGAAGAATTTTATCCTTGGTGGCAAGAAAATTGGGAACTTGGTGTACCTAGTTGGCATAAAGGAAAAATAACTAAGGAACGTTGGATTAAAGCCGGGTACGGTTTAGATAGACTTGAAGGTATGTTGAAGTTTATGGAAAGCGATGATTGGAGTGTCAGGCTTCCGGAAATGAAAGAGTATTTAGAAAAATTAGATGATCATAGAGGATTAAGCTTTTATAAAACTTTTCCAGAGATGAAGGATATTTTTAATGGAATATAGAAACCTGGAATATGTTCCTGGAGATAATTTAGTTAAAGAATTTATTCCTGTTAATAAAGAAGATTATTCAGATTGGATGAAAACTTGGAGTGATTCTAGCTATGCTCTAGATAATGTTTTTACTGAAGAAGAATTAGTATGGCTTGAAGATTTAATGCATAGAGAACATAAGACTCGACGTGTCAAAAAAAATGGTACATTACACTTTAATGTAGATAATAAAAGAATTCAAGATAAGTTTTTTGATAAGCTTAAGAGTATAATTCCTGAGCTTACTAATGATACATTATGGGAAGGAAATTTTCTAATAACTGCTACTCCTTATAATCTACATATCGATACTGGCAATCCTAATACTCTTAAAAATACTAATAGCATTCCAGGAAAACAGTTTATTATTCCATTATGGGTATGTCATACAAACAGACTAACAGAATCTCCTATGTGTGGTACTGCTATTTTTAAAAACCGTTTTTTAATGTACGGTACAAATTTTGCTAAAGGTAGTCCTACTTATGAAACTAATGTCTTTTATACAGTAAGTAATTATAATGAAATGACCTGCTATCATAGAGACGGCACAATATGGAATGTGGATTGGAATAAAAAAACTATTGATGACGAGACCTACTTCAAGTATTTTTCACATTTTAAAAGAGAGTGGTTAGACGGGTTTGAGTTAGAAGGGATTTATAATTGGAAGAGAGGCGGGATAATTGTTTTTGATCGATGTCAGGCCCATACAGGAATTAATTTTCAAAAGAATCAAGTTACTATGAAGTGTGGTTTAAGTATGATGACTACAATTTTAAAATGATAGCAATTAATGATATAAAAATTGTTCACGTAGAAGCTAGTAGTAGATGTAATAGTCATTGTCCTATGTGTAGTAGATATACTGCTAATGGATATGTGCAGCCTGATCTTTTAGAAGAAAATTTAAAACCAGAATTGTTTTATAAATTATTCACTAACGATTTTGTTAAACAACTAGATCACGTTTATTTTAGTGGAGTTTATGGAGATCCTTGTTTACATAGTTCATTGCCAGAGTTTGTTAATTTTTTAATAAGTAACGGATGTAAAGGTGTAAGTATAGATACTAATGGAGGTTATCGTAGCCAAGATTGGTGGAAAAGATTGGCTATTCCCGGAGTGTTAATTAATTTTGCTTTAGATGGTACCGATAATGAAATATTGTCTAAATATAGAATCGGAGTTAGTTATGATAAAGCCTATGCTAATTTACAAGCATATGTTAGTGCAGGAGGAAAGGCCCAATGGAACTTTATAGTTTTTAAGCATAATGAACATCAGGTCGAAACAGCCAAAAGACTATCGGAAGAATTAGGCGTTAAGTTTAGACTTAAAGTCACACAAAAGTTTAGAGGCCGTAAAAATTTCAAAGTTATGCTAAAAGGTCAGCAGATTTTTACACTAGAACCGCCGGAGCAAGAACAATATAGGCATTCTAATATTGGTATAGAAGAACATATTCCTATTGTTAATTTTAAGTTTGATATTAAGAATTATACAAAATTAAATCAAAATAAAATAACCTGTAAGAGTCTAGAACGAAAAGAAATTTATCTGGGCGCTAATGGAATGCTAGTGCCCTGCTGTTATTTAGGTACTCATACACACGATAGTCCTGGCTCATGGAACTTTAACCAAAATTATAATATTAGTGAGTTTAATTTGGCACTGTATTCTGTTGAAAGTGTATTAGATAAAATGTATAGAATTAGTGATAAATGGAATGATACAGTTGAACAAGGCAACTTAATTACCTGCTTACATACTTGCGGAAGTGCAGAAAATCATACTTTATACTATACAGATAAATTAGTTAAACAATCAATTTTAAAATGAGTTAATTTTATGATAAGCCCTGATGTATTATTAAAGGAAAAAGGTTTAGTAAATGATCGAACAGTTAGATATATTCACTACGGATCTAATATTTTCCAGTTGTTTTTGCTTAGTTATGGTAATAGACATTATTCTGTTGTTCAAAATTTTAATTTAGAAATTGTAATTTACAGTGACAATGAACAAGATTTACTAATTTCTAAACATATTTTAGAAAAAGATGCAGGTATTTTCGATGATAGACAAAGCTTTGATAGATTACTACACGAGTTAAATGATAAATTTAATTTAAGTTTTGATAAAATTAACAAAGATTACTTTATTGGATATAAATTAAAATTCAATGATATATCTATAGCCTGGGATTGCTTTAAACGTAATGTGTTTCATTTTTATACATTAAATTTAATTAAGGACTATCAAAAATTTTTTAGCCTTTTTACTAATTTTAAAAAGCTTTCTCCAGGAAAATATCAATACGTTTCATTAGACTTAGATCCAACTGCTAAAGATTTTAACTTTGTATACGATGAAATTCTTCATTATTTATGGATGAGAACTTTTCACGATTTTGGTTCGATTGTAGAACATAATGGGGAAATGGGATATCCAGGTATTATCTATGCGAAACGACATCCGTATTTTTGTATACTTCCTTGGAATCATATACAATATAAGCCTACCGGGCAAAGTAAGTTATGCTGTAGATACGACAATAATGCAGAAAATTACGAATATGATAAGACAAAAGACAGTGAAATAGTTGATGAATTTGTTATGTTAAAGCCTTTACATGATAAGTTGACAATACAAAAAAGATCAATGGAAGAAAGTTTTCATAGCGATTATTGGATAAAGGCTAGAGAGTATACTATTAAGAATTTGCCTATATCTGGATGTCATAAATGTTACAAAGAAGAACTCTCTTCAGCAAATGAAGTTATTAATTCTATGAGGTTAGGGTCAGCTGTATTATACAATCAAGGTTATTTGCATAAAAAGCCTAGATTTACGAAACCTAATTTAGAATATTTAGAAGTTGGATTTGGAAATTATTGTAATATGGCCTGCCTGACTTGTAATAGTACTTTAAGTACGACCTGGCATGATGATGAAGTTAAATTGAATAATATTTTACAAAATGACAATCTTAAAAGAGTTGTATTTAAAAAATTAGATAATATAGAATTTAAACCAAATAAAAATACATTGACGACATTATCACTAATAAAGTTTACTGGTGGTGAACCGATGATAAATCCTGAATTTACAAATTTTATAAATTTAATTTGTGAAGAAGGGTATCCAGAAAATGTATCATTAGAAATATATACCAATTGTAGTTATATCCCTAGCCCAAAGCTTGTCCAAAATCTTTCAAGATTTAAATCAGTTCAATTAAATTTAAGCATTGATGCTTATGGTCATTTAAATGACTATATTAGATACGGAAGTATTTGGAAAGATGATACTAAGCATAATGTCACTAATGCTGTACAACATTGGCTTAATCTTGCAGCTAAGAATTCTAATATAGCAGTAATTCTATCAGTAACACTTAGTGTTTTAAACATACTTAATATACCTACATTAGTAGATTGGTGGATTGAAGAATACATAAAATCTGGTAATAAGATTGTTCTTCGCAGAAGCTCCTTGTATCCTAATGAAAATGAGTCGTTTTTTAAATTACAAATTGCACACGATCCTTCTTACCTAAATATTAATATCCTGCCTAAGCAATTTTACCATAAGATTGTAAATTGGGCAAAAGATTTTCAGAAAGAATTCTTGGAAAAGTATCCCGAATACCAACACGCTCCGGAGTCTGTAAGAGCAAGTGCCAATAAATTAATTAATATGATAAATTTATGTGAAGGGAACAAAAAAGAAAGTAAAAAATTCCTAGAATATATAAGTGCTATGGATGAAATAAGGAATAATAGTTTACAAGGTTATAATATAGAATTATATTCTTTAGTAAATCATTTTTTAAAAATACCAGCTAATTCAGGATAAATTTCTTTAAATGAGGTATTATTTAAATTATCCATAAACAGGACATATTCTTCAGTTTCAGGGAGTGAGTCAGAATAGTCCTCTGCATTCATATAATTTACAGCGTAGTCTCCATACTGCTTAATACGTTTAAGCTGGATCATTTTATTATTTTGATCTTCCCATTTTTTATGAGACCATAAAGAATCTTCATTTAATGTAAGTTTAAACTGTTCCCATTCTAAAGTAATTTTATCTTTAATTACTTTCGGTAAAACTTTAGGGTTTATTGGTTTTGGGTATTGAACTATACTAGTATGAAAAAATCCACCACAGGAGTTGATATACTTTACAATGCTTGGCAGTCTAGAGATATTATAAATGCTCACGGTAGTTGTAACACTCATCTCTAAGTTATTTAAACAATGTAGTTTTTCAATATTTGACTTTACTATATTTAAAATACCATTAGTTCTAAAATAGCTAAATGTGTCTTCGTCTCCGTCAATACTTACTCTTAAAATTATTTTTTGAAATTTAGGCCAATAGTCAAGCACAGAGTATTTAGATATACCAAGACTAGATAAATTACTATTATAGCTTAGTGTTATATTTTTGGAATATTCTTCCATAGCCTCAATCATTTCCCAGTGTTTTTTTTGTTGCAAAGGTTCCCCTCCAGCAATAAGCACTTCTTTAAGATGCGGGATGATTCGTTTAAATTCTTCAAATCTGTCTTCGGGTAGATTGATATGTTTCTTTTCTAATCTTCCTGCACCATGTTTAATAAAAAAAGTTTTAACATCAGTATTTTTAAATGCTAAACTTTCCCATTGACTACTATAGGTAGGACTACAATGTCTACATCTAAAGTTGCAGGTGTTATCGAATCTTATTTCAATAGTTTTTGGCTCGTATGGTAGGGAAAAATCTTCGTCTAATTTAGAGATAATATTATCTATATCTATTTTATATTTTTTTTGATATGTTTCATTACAGGTTTGTCTAGTGCTTACTACATTGCTATCTTCAAAGTCCCAGCAACTTCTACAACCTTTTGGCCTTTCACTCTGAGTTAAACTTTTTCTAAGCGTTCGAGTTTCGACGCTATTCCATATTTCTTCTAAAGTTTGGTTTCTATAGTCGCCGATCCTATCAGGATATCTCCAACAGGCAGATACTTTGCCTTCTTGTTTAATATTTTGATGTATAAATGGCATTACGCAAAATGTTTGACTGTTTTTCATATTGTATCTATTCTGATGAATAAATATTTACTATGATTAACACATTCTGTTCTAAAAGTTGGACTGATTTAAATATCGATTTTCAAAATAAAGAAATTAAATATTGCTGTAAATCTAAAAAAATAAAATTTAACAATAATTTAACTGTAAATTGGGTATCAAATAATAAACAACTTTTGGAAAGACGTGATGCTTTACTGAAAGGCATTGAGCATAATGATTGTACACTTTGTTGGAACGATTATAGAAAAACTAATACTTCTTATAGGAAAGCCACTAATACTTGGACAAAAGAATTTGTTGACTCTAACACAATTGAGTTGAATACTGAAAAATTTATAAAATATATTGAAATTAAGTTTGATAATACCTGTGATCTTAGCTGTTTATATTGCACACCTTACTCAAGTAGCAAGATTGCTCAGCAGAGAGGAAAGATTATCAAGGATAAAGCGAATGACAAAGATATTGATATTTTTAAAGAATGGTGCGAGCAATTTTTAAAAAATCCAGAAAATCCTAAACAAGTAACAATTAATTTTTTGGGCGGTGAACCTACTTTAAGTAAACAATTTTTTAACTTAGTTGATTATTTTAATAAAATTTCTACAGATTATTCTTCAAAGATAATAACATTAGAAATATGTACGAATGGTAATTCAAATGAAGCAACAAGAAATAGATTGCGTGACATAATGTATGTCAATGACAAGTTAAAATGGCGTATAGGAATAAGTAATGAAGGGACGGAAGATTATTCTAAACTTGTAAGATATGGGTTGGATTGGAATAATTTTTGTGATAATTTAAAATTTTATGCAAATTGCCCTAATGTTGTCGGTATAGTGTTAGCTCCAACAATAAATGCTTTAAGTTTGCCACATTTGCCTGAATATATTCGTTTCATTGTTAATTTTTTGAATGATTCTTTAATTAAATCTTTTTCCTGGCATGGTAATATGATTTCTATTCCTTCAGAGTTAGATATTTGTAATTTAAGCCTAGATTATCAGTGCTATCTTACAGAATCGATAAGTATTTTGACTGATGAATTAGATATAACCAAGATTCATCATTATCAAAGATTCATTAATTTTTTAAAACTTATGCAACGCAGATTAGGTTCAAATTACAACTCTGACTATAAGTCTAACATAATTAAATTTTTAGAAATAGAGTCTAATTACAAAAAAGATTCGAGCATCGTTGAGTTTGGAAAAACAGTTGGAAAATTATGAATGATAGGTTTTTTGCATTTGGTTGCAGCTTCACCAATTACTATTGGCCTACTTGGGCAGATATATTAGGTAAAGAATTTTCTACATTCTACAATTATGGTAGATCGGGCGCTGGAAATATGTATATTTTAAATTCCTTTATAGAGGCTCATGAAAAATATAATTTCCAAGAAAATGATACTATAGGAATATGTTTTACAGGAGTTACACGAGAAGATCGTTATATTGATGATTGGTTAACGGTAGGGAATATTTTTGATACTAATTCGTATTCTAAGGATTTTGTTGAAAAATATGTGACAGTGCGTGGATGTTACATTAGAGATCTAGCAGCAATGACAGCTATAGATCTTATTTTAAAGAATTTATCTTGTAAGTATTTTTATCTAAGTATGATTGATTATCGTCAACCATTCGAAAGATATTATAATTATGAAATTTATGACAAAAAGAAAGATGAAGTAGCTGATGTACTTGCACATTACTCAACGGTTTTAAGTAAAATTAAACCAAGTTATGAAGAGGTTATTTTTGAATATGACTGGCAAAAAAAAGTTTCGGATCGTAAAGATGTGCATCCTTCCCCGTTAGAACATTTAATGTATTTGCAAAAAGTATTACCAGAGTATAAGGTTACAGAAAAGGTAACAGATTGGGTAAAAGGTATTAACAAAATTAACTTAGCTCCTCCTTATGATTATTCATGGAAGAATTCTAAAAATTCACAAAGATTATGAAAAAAAAGATTTTAATAGCAGGTAACAGTAGTTATGGACTAGCCTACGAGTTGGCTCAATTATATCCAGATGCGTTTTTTGCTAGCAGAACAACAGGCTACGATTTAAGTACAAATAATGGACAACTTAAACTTGCCGAGCTAGTATTAGACTATGATATTTTTATAAATTGTAGTGCCTTAAATAAATTTAGTCAGACAGTATTGCTAGACAAAGTGTATAAAAAATGTACAGAAAATTATACATCACCTTACATAATATGTATTGGATCTACAACAGATAGGGTTAAGAAAGGTGGTGCTTGGTTATATAATGCAGAAAAAAAAGCATTACGAGATTATTGTAATACTCTTGGTATAAATGGTGTTTGGCAAGGGGGACCTAAGATAACTTTAATTAGTTTAGGAACATTGAGTAATATGAAGTTTAAGCATCCTGATAGAATATGCTTAGACATCACTAGAGCTGCAAGTTATATAAAATGGTTGATTGAGCAACCAGAAGATATTTGTATTAATGAAATTAGCATTGATCCTTTACAAAATAATAATTTGTTTAAGTCATGAGCACTGATGATCTAAGTTGGAGTGCTTACGATTTTACTAAAATTCCTTATCAGGATTTAGTTCGTGTTGGGCAAAGGACAATGTTATATAAAGACTTGTTTTCAGTTAGTTGGTTACTTGGAAGATACTGCAATTATCGATGTAGTTATTGCTGGCCATATGCTCGGAGTGATACTAAGGATCATAGACCTATAGAGTTGTGTTTAAAAACTATAGATGAGATAAAACGACAAGCAAGAGAGAGAAATTTCAATAGTTTTCATTTTAGCTTAAGTGGAGGTGAGCCTACTTTTCACCCAGGATATATTGATATATTAGAATACTTAAATAATGATGTTATAAACACTAATTATACCAGTGTTCATATGACAAGCAATATGAGCCGGCCGATGAAATGGTTTGAGGAAAAATATTGCTCTGCTGTTAGTAAATTTCATAGAGCTAGTATTACTGCCAGCTTACATACCGAACATGTTAATACCAAAGACAAAATGCAGGATTTTGCAAACAAGCTTATATTATGTCAAGAACATGATGTTCAAATTACTATTAATATGGTTATGGTTCCTGAGTGGTTTGAGAGAGATTTTGAGAATGCCTTATTTTTCCATAATCAAGGAATTAATGTTACTCTTAAACCTCAAAGTGATCCTACCGCAAGTCGAGTAGTTGAAGGATATACCAAAGAGATGCTTGACCGTTTGCACAACGGAATGCCTCAAAGGGCTTTCACGGAAGATAAAGCTAATAAGATAAAAAAAGTTATCCGACCAGAGCCAAAGTTTTTTAAAACTCCAGATCCGATATATAAAGCAGAAAATAGTAAAATACCCCAACATTTTCAAATAGAGTTTGTTGATAAAGATAATAAAATATGGTATATGGATCAAGCAGAAAGATTTAATGCCTTTAATTTTAACAGGTTTAATGGTTGGGAGTGTAGTAGTGGTTATAGAGGTATAATAATCAGAGAACCAGACGGCAGTATTAAAAGGAGTTATAGTTGTTATGACCCTCCTATAGGGAACATAGAGACTGGGTTTAAATTATTTGATGGGCCTAAAGTATGTTCTAGCCCAAGCTGTGTCAGCAGTGCAGATAGTAAAATACCAAAACGAGCTCCTGGAACTAAACTGCCCTTGTGGCCCGGAGATAAATCGTATGAAAAAATATAATCATTTTTTTGGCTGTAGTTTTACAGCCGGGGATGAAGCTGCCGATAGTATATATTTTCCTTGGGCAGCAGAATGCAAAGATCCAATAGAGTATCAAAATAAAAAAAATAAGTCATTTGAGAAAAAAGAAGTAGATTTATTTGAGTACCGAGAAGTTTGTAAAAAATATGCATACCCATCGTTTTTAAATGATGATTTTAACGAATCTTTTAACTATGCTGAGTGTGGAGCTAGTCTTAGTGCTAACGTTTATAGAATATTAAAGTTAGTAGAAGATGAATCAATTAAAAAGGATGCAATTTTTTTACAGATTCCTCCTCCAGGACGAGTTCATTATTTTGAAAATGAAAGTGTCTTTAGTTTTCCTTTAGGGTTTAACGGTCGCAATTATACAGAATTCGACGAGTTTAGATTGAATTATCTAAAGCATTTTGATCCTGTAAGAGAGGATTTTCTTGATATACAGTTACTTTTATTATTAACTTATTATCTTGAAGAAAAGTCTATAAATTATTATGTGATAGATATTAATGGTGAATTATCTAATCGATTCGAAACTTTAAGTAAGTATTTTTTATGGATGGTAAATTTATCTAAATCTAAAATTAAAAACTTAATTATATTGCCTGCTTTAAGTTTATCGAGATTATCTAGATGTATCGGTGGACACTTTACTCCAGCAAGTCATAAAATAATTGCTGATATTATTAAAAATAATAGTCATTATTTCAAATAATCAGTGTATTCCTTATTTAGACATTTTATATACATTTCTGCAGGGTCCAATTCTATAAATTTAAAAAAGTTCTTTAAAGCAATATCTTTCCAGTTATTGTACCTGTCGTTTTTTTCTTTTATTGATAATTTTGAAAAATATTTTATAAATTTTATAGCTTCTTCAATTTCCTCAGATATACATGGATGGCTAGAAGTCGGAAACTCTGGAAATCGTTCTAATCCTATAAAGTCAAATATTTTTCTAGAATGCTGCCCTCCTATGTTAAAAGAAGGGAATCCGTTAAATAAAGGCGAAAAGCTTTTTTCAGTTATCATAGTATTTGTAGAATAGAATTCGTTTACACTTTGGCATCGGAATGTTTCTAATGTTATGTAGTAACAAAAATCTAAATTGTCATAAGTAGCACAAAGGTCAACGTTACCGCAGTTACTCAATCCTTCTGATAAGTCGAAGTAATCTATTGTTTTAACATCATCTAGCTTATCTAGGATAAGATTATCAGTTATTAAATTTAATTCTTTTTTATTAATTATACCTAGAAACTGTAGATCATCTAAATAATATTTTTTTCCTTTTCTTATCATAGTATAGATGCAATTATTATCTAGACCTGAATCAAAGAGTTTTGCAAAAAAAAGGGTTCGATTAAGACGAGGCTTTAGACTTCTTGTAAAAAAGTCTTTACTAGCATCGGTAATTTGTCTCGAATTAATTGTTTCCTCAATAATTTTCGATCTTTCTTTAATCTTATCTTTTTGATTGTTTATTGAAAAAAACAAACTAGCTGTATAGAATACATTTTCTATACGTTTAAATCTTAGATTAGAAAATTTTTTGTTCATTTCTCCTATATTATTAAAGTACGTTCCATGTACAAAAATAAGATGTAATTTATCAAGATTGAAAAGGTATTTTTGATTTGCATTTTCAAGTTGTACATATAAGTTATGTAAATCACTTTGTTCGAATGAGTTATCGATTACTACCGGAATTTCGTTTTCTATAAGAAATTTTAAATTATCATCTCCTAAGTACAACAAATTATAAATGTTAAAACTTTTATGGCTATGTATTGTATTAGTAAAATAATAAACTTTATTATCGTTCAAGGAATCTTTTGTAAAATTTTTTCTAAAATAATCTATAGTTTCAAATTTTATAAACTTATTGTTTATACCTAGTGTTATCAATATTTCTTCGTACCAGGTAATCTCAAATCTTTTAGATCTTGCATACTTAAATGAATCAGGTGCCATCGATTCGAGTAACAAAATTGGCATTTCATTTACTATATCTTGTACTAAAAATATAACTTTAGAAATTTTTATAGTCCTCTTTTAAACATCTAATATATATTTCTGCAGGATCTGTGTTTATAAAAGTTGTAAAATTTTTAATAATGGTTGGTCGCCATAAGTCTAATAGATTATTTTTTTCTTCTATTGATAATTTTGAAAATGTTTCTATGAAATCCAATACTGTTGATAGTTGGTTAAAAAAGTTTGGATCTTCTGAAAATGGAATATTGCAATAATGCTCAAACCCTAAAAATTCTAATATTTTTTTATAATCTTTACCTGCAAAAGTAATAAATGGTAATCCTTGTAAAATCGGCCAAGATAATTTTTCTGTAATATCTGTCATTGTATTTTGGATTTCACTCTTATATCTTGGTTCACAAAATTCTAAAACGACACAAAATGTCGCATCTAAATCGCTAATAGGATTTAATGGTATATTGATAAATTCTTTGTCGAATTGATCTTTAAAATGGTCAGAATTATTCATGTCTAACCTTACCACAGTGTTCAGCTTTTCTAATACAGCTTCGTTCACTGGAGCTAAGTCATTTTGCTGCAAGTGAAAGGTTTCGATATATTGGTTGTATGCATCAGATAAAGGCTTATTAATTCCAAAACATCCATACTGGTCTAGATTGCGATTAAAAATGTTTGCAAAAAATAAAGCTCTGTTAAATCTAGGCTTTAAAGATTTAGCTACCCAATCTTTAGTCACATTAGTTATTTTTTTTTGTTCAAGGTTATTAATAATTTTTTTAAATTCTTCTATGAACACATTTGATTTATGATCGGTAAAAATCCAATAAAATGGCATAGGGCAAAAAATAAGTTTAATATTAGGAAACTTTGAATTTTTAATATAATTGTTTAGTCTTTCTAATTCATCTCCGTAACTAAAGACAGTTATCAATATTTCTAAATTTTCTATACCGCGTAAGTAAGATCCTGCAGAAGTATCATAACAAAGACGTATAATATCATTAAGATTACTTTTTTCCATACAACTATCTACAATTATTTTAATATTATGATTTACTAAAAAATTTAGATTCTCAAGTTTCAAACTAAGCAAGTTGAAAATTGAAAAGCTATAAAAAGTATGAATAGGAGCAATAAAGTAATAAACCTCGTAATCATCTATGTTGAGAAAATCATTTTCAATCTGATATTTAAAATTATCTAAAGTTTCAAATTTAATTTTATTACTTGCTTTTGATAGTAGCAGATTTATTGTATGTCTTAACCATGGAGTATTTTTATTTTCTGATATGTTTTTTTCTAATATATCTTTATAAAGGATTTCGTAAAGAGTAACTGGCTTACCATCTTTAAAGTCTTCTACTAAAAAAATTGTTTGTTTCATGAAAGGTAGGGTAAAAATACTGATTCTTTTGTTAAATCTTTATATGTTAGGTTTGATCCTGTATCAGGATTTTCATCTTGTATAGTTTCGAGCTTTAGTAAACCTATAGCAGCTTCTTCTGGAGTCATCATCATATGATATCCTATACATTCATATGTGTCGTCGATATGCATAACGTACTTATGTCTCCCATCATAAATCATTGGTCTAGCCCAGTTATTAAATTTATCATCATTCGTAAATATAGCTCCTCCTCGACCTATTTTAAGAGTTTTTCGGTGATGAAAGCTTACGCAAAAATAAGTATCTTCTATATACATCGATTTTTTAAATCTTGTTGCAGCATCGACAATTGGAGTATTTCCTAGAAAATAATATCCGCTCCAGTTTAAGTCGGTAAATCTAATTTTATTGCCTGCATGGATACATTGCATTGGCGTGCTAGCGTAAGTATTTTTTGGAATCTCTATAATTTTATTGGTTATATTTAGATATTTTAAACATAGGAAAAGAGCATTACTACAACTATCAGTGCATATTGCATATTTTGATCCTGCATACTTTGCTAATTTATTTTCAAATATTGTTACTGCGTCCCAAGGGTCATTAATAGTATAGCCTTTATTTATGAGTTGGGATATCATAGGGTTCCCCTTGTTCTTTATCATACCAATATAAGCTACGATGAGGCCGATCGTCGCTATGGTAAACAGCGTCGCTGACATAATAAAATAAACGAAATGTGTTCCGACTGATACCTTCTGGCACTTTGTCAGAAATGCTATATCCGTGAAATCCTCGTTTATGATATTTCCATATTATAACACGATTAAATTTGGGAAAAGTTGAAGTTATAGTATGAGTATTATCAAAGTCGTTAAATTTTAATGCGCCGTCATATTCTTCTTTCCAGTCTTCATTTAGGTAAAGAATTACAGATAATGCACGATGAAGTTTAAGTTGGTCGTTCCAGTTAAAGTCTGTATGCATTTTAAGCTCGTCACCTGCATAGCTTTTACTATAACCTGCTCCTGTAAGGTATGGATCTGGAATAAGTGTAGGAATTCCTGTAATTTGACAAAGCCATTCTAATCCTAATGCACTATTTAATTGGTTAACAAAGTTAAAGGCCTGCGGACAAAATTCTAGTTTTTTGCATTCTTTCATATAACTTCCGCGTCTTGTAAATTCTGTCCAGAATCTAGAATCAACTGACTCGCACTCTTGTTGAAGTTTTTTAGCTGTATCAATATTTAAAAAATTATCTAAAACAATATTAGGAATTGGAGATCCGCTCTCAAATATTTGATTAAGATGTGCAGTATTTTTAAATTTTGTACGTAATTCTATAATATCCTGCATTTTTCTTCCTTTAATTAAAATAGTTGCAACGGAAAAATTTTAGCTATAACTTTTGCACAAGATAAAGCTATTTCTTGATGCTCTAATTGTGTACCATTTGCACTACGTAGTTCAATATAATGAACCCAACTACGTATGGTTCCGTTCATATACAACTTACTTTCCATCAGCCCTTCTGGAAGGACTGCACGAGCCTGTTCTTTAGCTATACCATGCTCGATCGCCCATTCGTATGCCGATCTACTTGCCTGTATAACAGAGGCTTGGATGTTTTCCCATTTAGCTTTCAGCATTTCATCATCAGTCTCTATACTGTTTTGTCTATTTTTAGGATCCTGCAACCTAGCTTCACGATAGACAAAATTAAGATCCTTTGTTGGATCAGCATAGCGTTGGCTGAACTCTTGAAAACTGAAACTGCGATGGCGTAGTATTTGTCTAGCAATATCTCTTGTGGTAGTAATTTCTAAACAGGCTGACACCATTTCTAAAGGAGACCAGTGCTTATGCTTGATCAAATATCGAATGAGCTTTTCACTAGTTTCAGTGTTTAATTGATTACTAGGATTACTAACTCTAGCACAAAACGCCACTAGGTCTAGTGCATCTTCTATGCCAATTTGTTTCAATTCTTCTGTAGGTTCACTGGAAGAAATTAGTTTAACGTTCATAGTAGTTTTCTTCTTTTTAAAAATCTGTTAGTATTCTTAATCATATCTTTTTTGATACGTTCGGTGTCGATTTTAAAGTCTATATTATCTATTTCAGATTCGTAAGAGGCAAGCATTTCTTTTAAGCTTTTTTCTACAGATACCCAATCAGATTCGTTCCTTTTTGAACGCATATCTATTTCCCAAAGTTTACCATTTTTAAATCTTATCTGTATTCTATCTAAATATTTTAAAGGAATTACATTTAGAGTTATTTCACCGAATACTTCAGGCCAATGGTCAATTACATCTCTGGGAAATTTTTTCCCATGAATCACTTCGATCTCGTTGCCCTTTTAGTAGGAACTAATTCTTCAGCCTTTCTTCGCAATTCAGCTGCTTGTTTACTTAAACGATCTGCTTCGCTACGAAAGTGTTTTGCCTGTTCTTCAGGACTACTGGCCTCCATCGGTGTGACACTTTGACTTGTAGTTTTACTAGGGTCGTCTGCCCTGGCTGCTGGGATTTCTTTAGCAGTTGCAATTTCTTTAGTATTATCTTGTAAAGCCAGATCCTGGACACTCACTCCTCGTTGCTCAGCAATGACTTGATTGAGTTGAGCTAAATTGACCCTTGCCTGCATATTAGGAATCATATCAACTTTATCGGTAGGAGTTTTTAAAAGCAGTCCCTTGCGATGCAGAGTTGAAAGCATATTAGTTCCATCAGGAAATAAATTTCTAGCTAATACTTCTGCGAATTCATATGCACTTTGGGCAGCATTAGATTCAACTAGGTTAATAAGAGAATCGTGCTGATCTGGCTCCAGTCTTTCTGTTGGAATAGCTAGACAATTATAAGCATCATTTGGAATAGTTCTGTAGGCAATAAGACACTTTCGACCTGTGTCCACAAATCTACCTACGTGTTTTATATTTGCCATATTAAACTCCAGTAGGTGGCTTAGGAATGCTGTTTAAAAAGTTTTGTAATTTATTATAAACTGTGCCAATAGCTACCATTTCTCCAGGTCTAAATGCACCTCTTGTACTTGCAAGGTCTATAATTTGTTTAATGTTGCTTAAGTCTGTAATTGTTAAATCTGCTCCTTCTTGAGCAGGTGCTGCACCGCTTTCAGCTCCATTAACTGGTGCTTCTGCTTGTTTTGTATCTTCAATCATAATGCCTCCATAAAAGATAATTGATACAATAATTATCTATTATTAGGAAAAAGGGCAGGCAAGTTTGAAATAACTTAGCTCTTTATCCTGTTCAAATCCTACTTTGGTTATATAAGAAAATTGATTGTTGATTAATGCTATTCCTTGCCCAACATAATATCTGCTATTCATATTGGTCAATATCCAATCGGATAAGGACCTAACCAAAGAAGGATTATATTTTTCTATTACAGTATAATGGAAATGATGTGCCGGAAACTGCACCCGCCGCAGTCTCAGCACATTAAGAGGATTTACCTTTCCTGCTCTAAGACTCATTGTTTGAATTCATAATAAGCGTGAGCGCCAAACGGTGGAACAACGGTGTTATTACCGTGGATTACAAAGAAGGTATCACAATAGTTCTCGTCACCCCAGCTACCATATGGATAACCATCAGTAAACATAATGAACTTTTTTGGCTGAATATCATTTTCCTTCATATACTCCCAGTTACACATAAAGTCAGTGCCACCACCACCCATAATCTTATATTCCGTAATGTCCTCACCATACCCATCAAAGTCCTGCTCATTATAGACCTTAGTGTCAAAACACCATATTTTAATCTTGTATTCTTTGTATTCGTCCATAATACCTTTGACTTCACTTACAAAGTCTTTACTCTGTTCGTCGCCGATACTACCTGACATATCTAAACCTACACAGATATCAATAGTCTCCTCGTAGTTAGTGCCTGGAAGGATGGCGTTCATATGCCAGCCCTTACGATTTGGACGTACAAAAGTATAGTCATTCTTAATGGTGCTTTGGATTTGCTGGCGCAAAATTTCTCGCCAATTCATCTTGGGCTCAGTAAGCGCCTTAATCATACGTTGGATCTCAGCAGGGGTATTTCCCGCACCCGCTGCCTGAGCAGCCTGCATCATCTGTTCTTTGATTTCATCACGGATCTGCTTGAGCTCTTCCTTGGTATATTGCGGCCTTTTACCGTTGCCATCCTTTTCCCAATCAATATGCTCGTCCAATAATTGGCCTAGAGCTTCTAAAGACTGACAGTCTCTTTCATCATAGATCTCGTCATAGATCTGCTCAGTGCTTTTGCCATAGTGCTTGGTATCGTGAAAGATTTGAATCTTTGGCGGAACTTCACCAATCCGGTCACGAACCAAGGTGCCATTTACTGAGTAGTCTGCGGCAGCGTTCCAAATAGCTCGATCACGGCCTTCTACGCGAAGCATATGCTCATAGACGTTATGTAGGATCTCGTGTGCTACAACAAACTCTACCTGTTTAGTAGTGAGGTTCTCAAAGAACTCTCGGCTGTAAAAAAGATGGCGTCCATCTGTGGCCGCAGTCTTGCACCAATCTGTGGCATCTACAATTTTAAGACGAGTAGCCATATTGCCAAAAAATGGATGACGCAGTAGCAGTCCTACACGGGCTACAATAATCTTATCTACAATAGGATCTAAATGACTCATAATTTGCTCCTGTTTATCTAGTATATAGTATAACAGGGACCTAAGTCCCTGTCAATTGTGCCGATTACCAAACTATCGCTTGTCAGTAGCGGCCGCAATATACTTGCCATATTTGGCGTGGAAGTCATCAAAGCATTTGATTTCGTCCGGATCCAAAGGCAACTGGTATTGGGTAAGAGCAAGTTTAGTGCCCATAACTACCAACTCAGTTTCAAAATTAGACATCATAAACTCAAAGAAGTGATTGACCTGGCTATTCCAATCTTTGGCATTTTTGTCACAAGAGTCCTTAAGCTCATAGCACAGGCTCACAGTTAAGGAATACATTGCTGAGATTTCCTTAGTGTCCATTTTCTTAACCTTGCCCTTAAGGATGTCTGTAGGATTGGGCAACTTGCTGGCTACCTTGCGGTGTGCCATAAACTTAATTGCCAAACCCTCACCTACCGCACCCGCAGTCAAATCGGTAAGAGTATCTTCTGCCTCATCGTCATCAAACAAAAGTTCGCTGACAAAAGCCCAGCTACGAGGAGTAGCAAAAGCACGTGACGCTGACTTTGGATCAAAGTCGTAGAGGTCTTTTTTGCTAAAAGTCAAAAAGCCAACTACGTCCTTGTGGATACGGTTATCCACAGCCCACTGGAACCAATCCTCCCAATCTACCTTCATCTCTAAATGCACGAAACGGTTAGCCAACGGAGCAGGCATACGATAAGTAACGCCCTTGTCAGTTTCACGGTTACCCGCCGCCACAATATGAACATTATCTGGCAAACGATAAGTGCCAACACGGCGATTCAAAACCAGCTGATAGGCAGCAGCCTGAACAGCAGGAGCCGCAGAGTTCATCTCATCCATAAAGAGGATGATGGTCTTGTGTTTGGCGGCCATCTCAGCATCAGGCAGCTCAATAGGAGGTGCCCAAACCATTTTGCTCTCGTTAGAGTCAAAGTAAGGGATACCTTTGATGTCAGTGGGCTCCCACAAGCTCAAACGGATGTCAATAACGTGAGCACCTAGCTCTTCACCCATTTGTTTAACAATGTCCGACTTGCCAATACCCGGGGGTCCCCACAAAAACAAAGGACGCTTGGCTTTGAACGCACGACGAAGGCTGTTCTTTGCTGACTTGGGACCTACTGTACGGCTCGAAATCTCGCTCATATATACTCCTGTTGTTAAAATGAACGTTAATAATTAGTTGCTATGTGAGTATTATATGCTATTTAGACATCTGCGTCAATGAGTTTTCTACTCATCTTCGTCAGTTTGGTTAGATTTGTTTTGTGCGTTCATTGCTTTTACTAATCCAAATTTTCGAATGTCGTCGGAAAACAACATCAGTTCAAAACTTTTCTTTTCCGAAAATACTACAATCATTTGGTTAGTAAGATAGTAGGGACTGTCCATATGGCGGTCAAAGAATATTATGGTTTGAGGACTAAGGTCAATTGGTTCGGTAAATGGTATTTCAAAACACCGTAGTTCCAATTCTTCTGTAAGAAATTTGAACCCTTCGTAGTTTAGTCTCAGTCCGCCCACTTCTTTTGAACGATGACTCTGCCACCATTTATATAGATGATGTTTGACATTGGCCTTGTCAATAGAGCGATCTTTTTGTTGGAGGAATATTTTGGTATAAGTCTCTTTTGAAATCATTTAAGAACTTTGCCCTGTGTCAATTCCACTACTTCAAAGTCTTTGCAATTGAACATTTGATTAAGTTTTTTGGCTAGATTATGTGCGTGACCTGGATTTGAAAAGCTTACCTTTTTATATTTTGGTCCAGGATAGCTAGTAAGGCTGTTTGAACTTTTAAGATTAAATGGACTGCCTTTGTAGAATACTGCCCAGATAGCATCGGCTTCTAGTACCTGCTCACTTTTATAGTTCTTTTTGTTAATATATTCAAGTAAAATTTTAGGCTTTGGTCTCGACATATGCGTTCCATTTAGTACGCATATATTTATACTAACTATAAGAGTTTAATATGCACCTTATGAGCCTTACCGTTTTTTGGAAATTCTTTTATTATTTGGAAATTAGTTTCTTGTTTTTCTGGAGTTAAAGTCTTTTTTCTTAAGTCCATAATCACAATGCTTTGTTCGTTGGTATGATTTTTAATCAATTCACTATAACTACTTAAAGGATAATGATATCCACAACTTAGCCAACTATAAACTAGGTCAAATTTTATATCATTAGGTATATCAATATTAGATGCATCTATAAATCTATATTTTAAATCTCTTTCTTTCCAGCTCTTTTCTAAATTTTCTTTAGTGTTATAAAATAGGAAATCGTTAGTTTCACCCCATTTATTACTTCTTTTACCGTTAGGGTTATTATTATTTCTATCGCCGTCAAGTAACCAAATTTCAGAATTATATTTTTTGTAAAAAAGTTCGCTAATATAAGCTAAACCGCATCCTATATCTAAAATCCGTTGCGGTGGATTAACCAAGTAGTTGTCAATATTTTTAAATAAAGATTCTTGTTTTTCTATATATAATGGGTTGGCCCATATATTTAAGTATGAATTAATATTTGCCATTATTACCTTTGATTAAAATTTCCACCATCCATTTGAACTGTTATGTTATCTGAACTAGAATTAACATTTATTCTATTTAACAGCTCTTCATAGTCTTGTACTAGCCTAGAGTTTAATTCAGCCAAACAAAATACCAATATTTTAGCTGCCTTAATATCTAATTTTATCTCACGTTGATTGCTCAGTTCGGCACTTTTTACCTGTTGTATAAATTGTTGGATAGGGATGGTATTAATCGGATTTGACATTAGACATTGCCTGTTTAAGTTCAATTTCAGTTTTAAATGGACCTCGATTTTCGTATCGTTCAATAGTGATTAGTTTAGGGCAAAAACTTTTAACCCACCCTTTATTAAATTTTATTGTATAGTATCCTGCACAATAAAGGCTTTTGCTTGCAGGACTTTTAGTAAACAAGGGAAGTTTACGCCTAACATCATAAACTGGATTATACGGGTGACAGCTAGTTGGGTACCCATACATTTCTTTTGACTCTGTATTGTTAATTTTTACATTGTCATTTACTTGGAAAAATTCTTGACCAAAGGTTTTTATTAGCTCGTCTTTTTTAAGATGAGCTTCTCCTTGTTTACTGCTAATTACATATTTGTTTCTATCTAATTTGTGTAAAAGACCGACTTTCGCTCCATCATTTTCTACAAACCAAAATTTACCGTCAACTATGGGTTTAGCTTTAATATTCATTTTAGTTCCATTAAGTCTGTGTTTAAAGATTTAGGATATTTAGCCTGAAACGGCTCAGCATATAATTGGATACTATCACTAATTTTTTTCATATCGTATAAATTACAGAATTTCAATAGTCTAATTCCAACCTGACTAATATTCTTGTCTTCTGTAGTAGCCTGTTTGATAGTATTAACTATTTCATATTTTATTTTTTCTGGTTGAGCTGCCAAATCAATTAGCATACGATTGCGTTCATAGTCATCTTTAACTCGGTGTTCTTGACCTTCATGATCAACCCATCTTTGTAGCATAAGATTATTCCAATTGTATCCTTGCTTATTTCTGTCTTCAAAAGCTTCCAATAATCCTACCTTATTTTTAGTACCTTTAGTTCTTACTCCAGGATATGCGCTAAACACATTATCTCCGCTATCACCACGCATACATTTTTCAAAAAGAATCCATTCTGGGTTTGGTGCTGCAATCTGTTCTTTAGTTTTTTTATCAATTACAGGTTTATTTTTTTTATCAAATATTCCTTTGTGTGTAGTAGTTGTTTCCATTACACCGTTGTATTGCACAACATTTGGTGCAATCAATTGATGAAAGTCGCTGTCAGTGCTGATAATGATGTGATGATCATTAGGATGTGACTGAATGAAGCCAGCGATAAGATCGTCTGCTTCTAGAACAGGATTGTGTAATACAGTACAGTTGGTTTTATCTATGATAAACTCTTTAAACTTATCAAACGTTTCCCAAAAAAGTTTATCTTCTTCTTGTTCTTTTGGAGTCATAGCATCTCGAGTTTCTTGGCGATTACGTTTGTAAGGTTTGTAAACATCTTTACGCCAGCTACGACCTTCGAGGCAAAATACTACGTGGTTGCCATTAAAATCATTCCAGGCCTTTTTGATACTGTTAAACATAATATGTAATGCCATACCAACTTTAATATCGGCATCACCACGGACTACGTGTCTGCTACGGAAAAAAGTATTAGCAGTATCTACAAGGATATAATTCATGATACTTCAGATTTGCCTTTTGAAATTGGAACTACATTAATAAATCCAGACCCTCTTGCAGGGTCTAGCCCTTCATCACTAAGCATATTTCTTACAATGTCTCTAAACCAACGATCTACTATTTCTTCTTCAGGATCACCTTCAAAGCCGTATCCAGCTTGTCTTAATTGTACAATAAAATACTCGTTCCAGTCAAGTTCAAAAAAGCCATTTCTTACATTATCTTTATTGACTTTAGTGTCCAAAACAGCTACCCAAGGTTCTTTTCTAGCAGTTGCACGTTCTTTTGGAGTAAGCTTGGCCTCTTCAGCATCTTTTACAGCCTGTTCTACTGCTAGCTCTGCGGCTTTTTTAGCTTCCTCGGCCTTTTCGATTTGAAGACGAGTTTCTTCTATAGCTCTCTCCATTTCAGTAATACCGAAAACTTTCTTCAAAATATTTTTCATTAGGTTCCCCATTCATTCTTAAATAACGGTACTTGTAGCCTATCGCTATATCTTAGTCCATATTTCATTGCAAATTCAGCTACACGACGGTTATTTAACGAATATACACTTTCAACTCCGCCTACGGGCATAATATAGACCTCACCTTCAAATCCAGCATTTCTATATTCTACTGCGGCTTTTAAAGCATCACCTAAATCTTGCTCTGTAGATACTACTAGCTTGAGATAGGTATATCCTACTTCTTCATAACCACAAACTACCTCTGGTTTGATAGCATCTTTCCAAAGCTCACCACTACCCGGTAGTTTGGCACTAACACTGAAGGTGATGATATTGGTATTAGATTCTCTATTTTCAATCCATTTTTGCAGATATTTTTTAAATGCAGGACTTAAAGGTTGAGTGCCATTAGTTTCAAAAGTAATCTCTTTTAGATCCTTCATAAAAGGATGATCTAAAAGTTTGGGATATTGTTTTTGCCAACCTAGTAGTGGTTCTCCACCAGTAATAACTAGGTGTTCTCTCGCCCATCTGTTGAATGGTAAGATTTCTTTGATACGTTCGACAATCGCTTCTGTTGTAAGTACTGGACTAAAGTCTTTGAACCTAGGATCCCAACTAGCATAAGAATCGCAACCGGTATGAACAAGTGGAAGATCTCTA